GAATCTTATACAGACCTTCGTTGTTCTGTATGGGGAGACCATCATACAGCATTTGGTATTGCACAATGGCGAGGCCAACGTCTCGCTGATCTAGAACATTTTGCCACATCTTTAAACAAACCAATTGGTGACCTTGATACACAGGCTCGTTTTGTAAACTGGGAACTTTTGATGGGATCTGAAATACCAGTTGGTAAATCATTAAAGGCAACAACAAACATTGATGATGCTCTAAAAGTTGCTATTGCATATGAACGACCAAGAGGATATACTAAAGATCATCCCGAGAATGGTGATGGATTTGCTAATCGCTGTACCTACGCCAAGAGCCTGCTATGATGTTAAAATTTACCAATAGAAATATTAACAGACTAGGTGAACCTGTTTGGATTAATTCTGAATGGATTGTATCAGTATATGAAAATCATACAGAAGGTGGATCTTTAACAACAGTTATTTTTGGTGGCCCACATAATGCAGAATGGTTTGTCGAAGAAAGTCTAAATGAAGTTATAAAGATAATTAATGAAGGAAAGTAATTATGAAACTATTGAAATTATCATTAAATGTCCATGAGAATACATCGTCAGGAAAAGAAGTTCTAATTAACCCAGAATACATTGTATCAATGCGTGAATGGCATTATACATCTGGAAACTATACAGAGATTGCTATGGTAAACAATCAACAGTTCCATGTGAAAGAAACCATTAAGCAAATTGAAAAGATGTTAGGGAGCAAAAAATGGCTGTGAAGATTATTGCTATTACTCAACCTTTGATAGAGAATGAAAACCCACATCCAGAGCAATATCATCCTCGTAATCTAAATGCCGAAGAGTTCATTGCTTACACGGCCCGTGTTAGTAATCCTTCTAATCAAATGAATAAAGAAACATCTGGTAAACTTCTAAGGTATTGTATCAATAACAAACACTGGTCTATTTTTGAGCAAGTATCTATCACTATGGATATTCAGACAACCCGTGACATTGCACACCAGATTATCCGTCATCGTTCGTTTTCATTCCAAGAGTTTAGCCAGCGTTATGCCGATCCTACAAAGGATATGGGTTTTGTTAGGAGGGATGCACGACTACAAGACGCCAAGAACCGTCAGAATAGTATTGAGACAAATGACAATGAGTTACAAGATTGGTGGGAAAATGTAGCACAAAAAGTTACTATTGATTTTGCACAAAAATTCTATAATAGGGCTATTGAACGAGGCATTGCCAAAGAACAGGCCAGAGCAATCTTACCAGAAGGTCTAACCAAAACCCGTCTATATATGTCAGGTACACTTCGTTCGTGGATTCATTACATTGATGTCCGTGCTGAAGAAGGCACACAGAAAGAACATAGAGAGATTGCTATTGGTGCCCGTGAAGAAATACTAAAGCATTTTCCATCATTAGAAGAATATTGGAAAGAAGATAAACCTACCTCATGGTGGGATAACTGGTTTCCAAATTTGTTACAGTAAGAGGAAGAATAATGGATAGTTTATATCAAGAGTTTATCTATAAGAGCCGCTATGCTCGTTACGTACCAGAAAAAAATCGCAGAGAGAATTGGGAGGAAACAGTTGAACGATATCTTACCTTTATGCATAATCACCTCGCCGATAATTATAGCTTTGATTTGGTACCTCACTACGAGAAGTTAAAGAAAGCAATCATTGACCTTAAAGTTATGCCATCCATGCGGGCGCTCATGACCGCTGGCAAGGCATTGGAAAGAGACCATACATGTGGATATAACTGTTCGTTTCTTCCTATTGATGATGCCAAGGCCTTTGATGAGGCTATGTTTATTCTGCTATGTGGAACAGGTGTAGGTTTCTCCGTCGAGAGGCAGTTTATCAATCAATTGTCAGAAATTCCAGAGAAACTATTTGATTCTGATACTATCATTTCCGTCCGTGATAGTAAAGAAGGATGGGCCAAGGCTCTCCGTATGCTTATTGCTCTCCTTTATACAGGTGAGATTCCTAAATGGGACCTAACCAAGGTTCGTCCTGCTGGCGCTCCGTTAAAGACCTTTGGTGGCCGTTCTTCCGGCCCAGGTCCTTTAAATGAACTATTTAAGTTTGTTGTTAAAGTATTCCGTAATGCTCACGGTCGTAAGTTGACTTCCTTAGAGTGTCATGATATAATGTGTAAAATTGGTGAGGTAGTGGTAGTTGGAGGAGTTCGTCGTTCGGCAATGATTTCTCTATCTAATCTTTCCGATGACCGTATGCGACATGCCAAGGCAGGTGCTTGGTGGGAAGCAAACCCACAACGGGCATTGTCAAATAACTCAGCCGTGTATAATGAGAAACCGGAGATTGGTTCTTTCATGTCCGAGTGGTTATCATTATATGAATCCAAGTCAGGTGAAAGAGGATTATTCAGTCGTGAAGCATGTCAAACAATCGCAGCAAGAAATGGTAGAAGAAATAGCGAACAACTATTTGGCACAAACCCATGTAGCGAAATTATCCTTCGCCCATATGGATTCTGCAATCTTACGGAAGTTGTTATCCGAGCCGATGACACCATGGAAACTATTCGTGATAAAATTGAGGTTGCGACTATTCTTGGCACTTTTCAATCTACTCTTACGGATTTTCCCTACCTGAGAAAAGTTTGGAAGAAGAATGCCGAAGAAGAACGCCTGCTTGGTGTATCACTTACAGGCATCTATGACTCCAAGTTGTTTAACAATCCACATGATAAAGAGATTAAGGCACGCCTGGCGTCTCTTCGTGACTACGCTATTGAGGTGAATAATGGACTCGCAGAAAAACTTGGTATTAATCCTGCTGCTGCTATCACTTGTGTCAAACCTTCTGGAACTGTATCTCAACTCTGTGACTCGGCGTCTGGCATACATCCTCGCCATTCCGATTACTATATCCGTCGGGTCCGTGCTGATAACAAAGATCCTTTAACAAAGTTTATGAAAGAGAAGGGTGTGCCTTGGGAACCAGACGTTATGAAGCCTGATTCCACAACCGTATTCTCCTTCCCACAGAAAGCACCAAAGGGTGCAGTAGTGAGAGATGACATTGATGCTATCAAACATTTGGAGTTGTGGGCAGTATTCCAGGAACACTTCACGGAACATAAGCCATCAGTTACGATTACTGTTCGTGAGGACGAATGGATGAAAGTTGGTGCCTGGGTTTACGACCACTTTGATGAAATGTCCGGCGTCTCGTTCTTGCCTTATGATGGTGGTAGCTACCGGCAAGCACCTTATGAGGCCATAACCAAAGACCTTTACGATGCTATGTTACCTTCCATTCCAACCGAAATAAACTGGGATGAACTCAAAGAGTTTGAGGATAATGTGGAAGGTGTGCAAACCTTGGCTTGTTCGGCGGCAGGAGGGTGTGAAATCTAAACTTTCTTCCATCTATGAGAGTTAGAATAGGAGGCAGCACAAGACTTGTTACAAAAATGTGCTGCCTTTCTATTATTGGCAGTATCTCTATCAATATGTTCTTTACCACATTGCTTACAATACCAAGTGAATGTGGTAAGTATTTTTGTTGATGGAGTTTTACCACGATTCTTTTCAGCAACCTTTTTAGCAATCTCAGGATTCTTCATAGGGTTGTTTGTTAGAAATCTTCTTTTTTGTTGAGGATTAGGAATGCCTTTGTTATATGGTGTGGATCCCGAACGACCTTCACCACCATCGGTACGATTTAATAAGATTCCTGTTTTTATATCTCTGCGGCCATACCAACGAATATAGAAACGCTCCAGTGCGAAAGCACCAATCTCTGTGAGATTAGATTCCATAATGATGATGCGAGAAAGATCGGTAGGAACAGGAACGGAATGATTTTTGTCTTTATATCTACTTGACTTTCCTTTACCAATGTAGTAAGGTAAGCCGGTGCGTTTAGATATATAGGAATAAATATAGAACATGCTGATACTCCTTGCCGAGTGTTAGAGTAGGCAGGTTCCCCAACCGTGGCCTACAACCCTATTTAGTAAAGTTAGGATTTACAGATGTCCGATATCAAAGAAAGTTTCTATAATAGATTGGAAACTCTACGAGAAGAATATAAAGATGTAAAAATAGGACATTCTACAGGTTCATATAAAGAACATGACGATCATATAGAGATTGCTTCTGTTAGAACACCACAAAAACATAGAGGACAAGGTGGTGCTAGTGAAGTTATGAAACACATCAACAAACTTGCTGATGAAAAAAAGAAAAAAGTTAGATTACTTGCTTCACCTTTGGATAAGAAAACACGAACTGACAAACTTGTTGGATTTTATAGGAAACATGGATATGAAACTACAGGAAAAAAAGGTAATGCTGCCGGCGATCCTTGGATGGAAAGAAATCCAAAATAAAATGCGAAATCTAGTCATCGCCTTTCTCCTTGTCACCACACCAGCAATGGCACTTGACCCTTTGCTGCCAAACCACCAACTAACACCAGGCGCAACTCTTCCTGTAACAGAGAAAGAAGTTTGCGTTCCTGGTTATGCTGGTCGTGTCAGGAACGTTCCACAGAACGTAAAGAATAAGGTATATCAGTTATATGGTATACCTTCACATAAACCAGGTGATTATGAGGTTGATCATCTAATTAGTCTTGAACTTGGTGGTGCAAACGAAATAAGCAATCTTTGGCCTCAATCTTTCAAGACACTGCCTTGGAATGCCCATGTGAAAGATGAATTGGAAAATAAACTACACCAAATGGTGTGTGATGGAAAGATGACCTTGAAAGAGGCACAAGATAAGATTTCAGGAGACTGGACTAAAGCTTACTGTGAGGTTTTTGGTATAACTAACTGTAATGGAGACTAATGTGAAGAAACTACTGATTGCCGCTATGTTACTAACAACACCAGCAATGGCTCAAACTGATATCACCATCAGCAAATCGCAACAACTTATGCAGGTTGATACAGATGAAGGTTCATACCAATTCCCTGTATCTACTGCACGAAAAGGATACTATACACCAACTGGTACTTTTCATCCTTACTCCCTTCAACCAATGCACTACTCAAGGAAATATGACAATGCGCCAATGCCTCACTCCATCTTTTTTAGTGGCGGTTATGCTATCCATGCTACTCCACATACTGGTAATCTGGGGCGTCCTGCGTCTCATGGTTGTGTTCGGCTTAGTCCCCGTCATGCAGCATTTCTTTATGGGATTGTAAAGAACGACCGTGAAGGAACTACCATTCGTATTATCCCTTGATGTCATAAATCGGTTAATGTTGCTATGCAATAAATATTGGTTCCTTCAACCAAAGGAGCAGTTTTGAAACACAAAGACCGTAAACAATATCGTGCGATCTTTATATCAGATGTTCATCTAGGTACCAAATATTCAAACGCAGAACTTCTTCTAGAGTTCCTAAAATCAACAGAGGCCGACCACTATTACCTCGTAGGTGATATCATTGATGGATGGATGATGAGAAAAAAGGTGTATTGGCCTCAGGCACATAACAATGTTATCCAGTTTTTTCTCAAGCAATCAAAGAAATCAGTTAGAGTTACCTTTGTTACCGGTAACCATGATGAGTTTCTTCGTGAGTATGCTGGAATAGAAATGGGTAATATCAAGTTGGTTAATGAAGCAATACACCGTGGTGAAAATGGCAAATCATACCTTGTAATCCATGGAGACCAGTTTGACCTTGTTACAATGAATGCCAGATGGTTGGCACTGATTGGCGGTTGGATGTATGATAGAATGATTGACTTGAACAGACACTTACAATGGTTGTTTCGTTCATTGAATATAAATGGATTTTCTTTGTCAGCATGGGCAAAGCATAATGTTAAAGAAGCTGTGAACTTTATAGGAGATTATGAAAATGTTATATCTGATGCCGCTGCTAAAAGATGTGTTGATGGCGTTATCTGCGGTCATATTCATCATGCTAATATTAGTGTTATAAATGGTATAGAATATATTAACTGCGGAGATTGGGTAGAATCCTGCACCGCTATCGTAGAACATCATAACGGAAAGTTTGAGATTATTAGGAAGTTATAATGAAGATTACTATTTTTACTGATGCGTGGGAACCTCAGATCAATGGTGTAGTAACCACTCTAAAAACGACCATAAAGCACCTGGAGTCTCTTGGACACCAGGTGGAAGTGGTTCACCCAGGTATGTTTAAGGTCACAGTTCCATTACAACCATCAACAGGCATCTTTATGCCGCTTTTGCCTATGGGATTAGCTGAAGAATATGTAAAGAACGCCGACAAGGTTCACATTTCAACAGAAGGATCAATAGGACTTGCTGCAAGATATTATTGTAAGAAGTATAAGAAATCTTATACAACATCCTTTCATACTAAGTATCCGGAGTACCTCCATGAACACGCTTATATACCACCAAGAGTTACTGGTCGGTATTTTCGTTGGTTCCATAGAAACAGCCATTGTGTTATGGTACCAACACCCGCCATGGTTGATTACTGTAATGAAATGGGTATCAGAAACGTAAAGGTCTGGTCAAGAGGTGTTGATACAGACCTATTCAAACCAGATCCAAACTTTACAAGACAGGGCAAGGTTATTCGTGCCGTGTATGTCGGTCGTGTATCGGCAGAAAAGAACATTGAGCATTTTCTCAATATAGACAACAAAAATATTGTCAAAACCATTATTGGTGACGGCCCACAGTTAGAAGAATACAAGGCAAAGTATAAAGATGCCTTCTTCCTTGGTCGTAAAACGCCAGAACAGATTGCTGAATTATTACAGGTTCAAGATGTATTTGCGTGGCCATCTTTGACCGATACATTTGGATTGGTCGTGCTTGAAGCCATGGCATGTGGTTTACCCGTAGCAGCATTTGATAATGAAGTTAACCGTTACATTATTGAAGATGGTGTTTCCGGATCATTAATGAGATTTGATCTTGAAGAAGGTATATTGGCGTGCTTCCACTATTTGAAGAAAGAAGATGCTATAGCAAGAGCAAAGCAATTCTCTTGGGAAGCAGCAACAGATCAATTTATGGCAAATTTGGTATGACATGTCTGACCTCGATCATATACTACTGGAGCAATTGAACTCTGCAAAGAAAAGTAGACGCCTAGCATTAAGACTAAGAAGGTTTATGAAAAATGATCCTGAATTGGTTAGGCTACTATATAATAACCAAAAAAGAATACAATTTTATGAAACATACATTGAAGATAAAACTTTACTAGATAAAAAGATAAAGAAAACTAAGAAAAAGGAGACAGATATACTATCACGCAATCCAGTTTACTTATGGTACAGAAACTTATTTTTTATATCAAACCTAAGTTATAGAATGTTTTCGGATTCGTTTCAGTCATATCTGTCCTTGTTTAAGAAAGGTAAATAGATGGCTTGGAATACAGGTTCCCAAATACTAGATCAGATTATAGAACAACTGGTTGATAGCGAAGTTTCATATGATGATCGTAAAATCGTTTATGAAGTTTTGTTGGAAGTTTTTGAGGACTTTGACGCTAAGAACTTAGAAGAATGCCTTGATAATGATAAAGCATGGGATGAGGTGTGGAACGAGAAGTATCCACCAGAATTAGAAGAAGAAGAGGACTAACACCTACATAGGTGTATGACTTGGTATTATAAAAACAATCCTATTGAAGAAATTCCCGAAGACTGTATTGGTTATGTGTATTGCATAACCAATACTACAACCAATAAAAAATATATCGGCAAAAAGAACTTTTACTTTTCTAAGACCAAACAGATAAAAGGTAAGAAGAAAAGAATAAAAGTTGAGTCTGACTGGAAAACATATTTTGGTTCTAACAAGGAACTTAATGAGCATGTGACACTATTTGGTGAGAGTAAATTCCACAGAGAAATAATACATCTTTGCAAAACCAAAGGTGAAATGTCTTATTACGAAACCAAACACATCTTTGCCGTAGATGCGGTAATTTCTGAATCCTATTATAATGACTGGGTAATGTGTCGTGTTAGAAAAAACCATATAAAAAAGTGAGGTAATTATGAGTTATATTATATATTCAAAAGATAACTGTGTTTTCTGCACAAAGGCTAAAGAATTATTAACCCGACAAAGCAAGGACTTTATTGAGTATAAACTTGATAAGGATTTTGACCGAGACACCCTTCTAGAACTATTCCCACAAGCAAGAACATTTCCTGTAATAACACTTGACAAAGAGTATTTAGGAGGTTATAATGAACTTTGTAAATCACTAAACGTCAGGGAATGAAATGACTAATATACTTCCTTTTCCTACTGTAACACCAGACATGCAAGTTGGTTCTGTAGCAATTGCTAAAAACAGAGACACCCGTAGAACTAGACGAGAATACCTAGAGAGAGCTAAAGAAACTTTACCTAATAAAGATTATGAGGAACTTTTAATGGCTATTATGGATCCTGAATACTATATGAAGGGAGATCATCTAATCCGTAGGGCTGTTGATGATTATTATGACCATGTTGAAAGTAGGAGTTGAGTGATGATTGATAAATACGCATTAAAGGAACAATTACAGAATGGAGTTGTTACCGTTGTTTTTGAGAAAACCGACGGAACGGAACGCACAATGCGATGCACTCTTTCCGACCTTTATGTTCCGCAGGTAGAACCACAGATGTTGTCTGAATATGACGGACAAGTTCCTAAGAAAGCAAGACAATTGAATGATAATGTCCAGTCAGTATGGGACATTGATAATAATGGTTGGAGATCGTTTCGTTTGGATTCGGTCAAACAAATATTGAAGGAGTAGAATATGCCACACCCACATAAGAATAGACCTCGCAAAGGTCGCCGTAAGATTGGTTCTAATAAACGCAAGGCTCGTCGTTTAAAAGGTAGAAAGAAGAAATCATGAGTGCTGATAATGGAATTTATGTCCTACTAACGGAATCTGAAAGAGGTCCGGAATATCGTGTCACACGCGCCCATGCGATTAATAACATCTATGGGGAATGGAATCCAGAAACAGGAAAGTATGAAGGTAATATTGAGGCTATCCTTGATACCTTCCAACAAGTTCCTGTTTTCTATACCATAAACGATGCACTTGACTTTGCAGAGGAATTAGAATATAATTCGGATCCAACTGAAGACGGAGTTTGTGTGATTTCCGACTTCAAATCATTTGGTAATATCTTTGTCTGAGGAGAAGAAAGTGAAAACTCGTCCTAAGTTTGCGGATGAAAAGTATCTTGGTTCTGAACCAACTGTTACGGAGGACTCCACACAGGCCGAGTTGGCTGTTGCCTATAACTGGTTTAACTACTTTTATTCAAGCGATGATGCAAAGGCATTCACCATATCCTACCTAAAGAGTATCAAATATGACAAAGAAATCATCCGACGAATATCTCACATTAAGTCTGTGGAACTCCACTCTATTGGATGGAACTGTAGGCTCCTCCACACCGGGTCATCCTTACCTGACGGAATCTGGCAATCTATTGAGCAACGAATTGTGGACCTGGCCAGCGAGGTGTTGGTCAATTCGGAGGTTGAAGAAGACCAACCGCAAAAGGTTGTGGTCTCAATACAAGACCGCATTGCTAGCCGTGCATCGGACCTCATTGGAGAACTAGAAGGTGAGTTAGACGTTTTTTATAAAGAAGGAGTAATCCAGTTTGACGTTAAGAAGTGGGCCCTTGAGAAGGCAATCAAACCGCCAGTGGCGAAGAGGATTACAGACCACTTCCGTCCGCAATATGAAGAAATCACCGAAGCACTCAAAGGTGAAGATCCGGACCTTGTGGAAGCATATAAAGGATGGCGCAAGCCGGTTCTTAAAATCATGGCCCTTTTCATCAAAAAGATCATAGATCACCTTGATGAAGCATCAGCAGCACAGGTCTCTATTCGCAAACCACGTAAGAAGAAAGAGAAACCAGCACATGTTTTAGTATCCAAACTAAAGTATAAAATCGAAGATAAAGACCTAAATATCAAGAGTGTCCAATCCAAGGATATTATTCATGCGCAACAACTTTGGGTCTACAATACTAAGTATCGCAATCTCTCTGTGTATAATGCCTTGGGTCCTAGCGGCCTTTCTGTCAGAGGGACAACGATTATCGGATATGATCAAGATACTAGTATCACAAAAAAACTACGAAAGCCTGAACAAGTAATTCCTCAAGTGTTAAACGAGGGTAAAGTTGGTTTGCGTAAAATTATGAGTGTCATTAAGACGACAGAAACAAAGGCTAATGGTCGCTGCAATGAAGAAACAATACTACTAAGGGTGATTAAATGAAGTTCTATAATAACATACCGGTGGAAAAGATAGATATGGTTCAGAAGTTAGCCTATCTGTATTGGTATGAGAATGTGTGTAAAGATGGTTGGAGTAAAGACCAACACATAGGATTATACGAAAGAACCAAGAGTGAGGTGATGGAATATGGATATGAATATTTCATAGACCAAAATAAGGACAAGTAAATGACCGACAAAGTTATCGAGTTCCCAAAACACAAAGTTGTTCGTGATGTACCAGGAGAAGTTTTAGAAGAAAGAGCCCGCCGAGCAGATATGAAAATGGCAGATGCCATCGTAAGTGATATCACAGGAATGATTATTACTGAGCTTGATAACTTTTATGTAAGTGTTGAAGATGAGTCTTTTACAAAGGATCTTGTCCTTGTAGTAGATGCTATTCGTGCTACCGTGTATCGTCAGTTTGGTTTTGAGCATCACCTCCATTCTTTTATTGAAAAAAATATAACCATCATTTCCAAAAAAGATGCTAAAGAAATGGAAAACATGAATGAGGAACAGATACAAAAAATGATTGAGGATATGCTGGCCTCAAAAGAAGAACTTGACAAAGAAGAGGAAGAGTGATACCATAAGAGTATCATAAAGGAACATATCATGTCTTATATTATGGTGGATCTTAATCAGGTCCTTATATCTAATCTAATGCAGCATCTAAAGCAAATTACCAAGTCACATGAGATGAATGAGGATCTTATTCGTCACATGTCTATAAATACTATTCGCTCCAATGTAAAACAATTCAAGTCAAAGTATCCTAATGTAATACTTTGTTGTGATAATAAAAAGTATTGGAGAAAAGAGTTTTTTCCTTTTTATAAGAGCCAACGTAAGCATGACCGTGAGGCCAGTGGATTAGATTGGCACCTTATCTTTGACACTCTGAACAAAATCCGTGATGAGTTTAAAGAGAGTTTCCCTTACAAAGTATTGGATGTAGAAGGTGCCGAGGCGGATGATATCATTGCTGTCCTTACTGCAAGATTGTCGTCGAGCGGTAACATTCTTATTTTGTCGTCGGACAAAGACTTTGGACAACTACAGAAATATCCTAATGTAACGCAGTATAGTCCTATTCTAAAGCGGTTCATTAAGATTGACAACCCAAAGACTTTTATTCGTGAACATATTCTTAAAGGTGACCGTGGCGATGGTATTCCAAACTTTCTTTCACCAGACAATACTTTTGCGGCTGGCGAAAGACAAAAGGTCATAAATAGTAAACGACTTCAGGAATGGATTAGTCAGGATGCCGAAACTTTCTGCACAACTGATGTTATGTTACGTGGTTATAAGCGTAATCAAACTTTAGTTGATTTTGACTATATACCAGGAGACATTCAAGCCAGCATCGTTTCCGCGTTTGAGAATACCACGGTTGCGACAAAAGAGAAAATGTTGAACTACTTTATAGATAAAGGCCTCAAAGTAATGATTGAGTCCATTAACGATTTTTGAGGATATAATGAGTAAGAAAAATGTATATGAAGTCTTTGATGACTTCCGCAAGGCTAAGACTAAGAAAGACCGTATTGCGGTACTAAAAGAAAATGAAACATTTGCTTTGGTAAATGTTTTAAAAGGTACATTCCATCCAGGTGCCACATATGTAATCAAAGAAGCACCTAATTGGAAGAAAGAAACTAACCTACCACCCGGTATGGGTTATAGCAATATGTCACAGGCATTGGATAAAATTTATCTGTTTATGGAAAACCATCCGCGCACACCTCCCGCACTCACGGAAAAAAGAAAGAAAGAACTTTTACTACAGGTATTGGAAAGTCTAGAGCCTAGAGAGGCAGATGTGTATATGGGTATTATTCTAAAAGATCAGAAGGTACCACATTTAACTGAGGCACTTGTGAATGAAGCGTTCCCTGGACTATTACCACAATCGTAAGATCCTTAGAGAACTTGATTGTAGTGTCAAGTTTAAGCCTAAAGAAGAGGACTTAAAAGAATGGTTCAACATACTCAATCAACAAGTGTTTGGAAATAAACTACAACCAGTAACAAGACTTAGAGTAAGAAAGTTAAAAGACATTTATGGATTTTATGGATATTATAAGAAAAGACATAAAAGACATGGTAGAACACAAATCACCGTGACAACCTCCTTCCCAAACAAAAAAACATTTGTGGAGATTTTGGCCCATGAAATGATACACCATTTCCAAAATTCACATAATGAACCAGTGGCACACGGTCCATCGTTTGTATGCTGGCGTGATAACTTCAAAGTAAAAGGTATAAAACTTTATAAGGTAACATGACATGAAACAGATTAAGAATAATTTCAAAGATCCTTATGTTGAACTGCAAGAAGAAGACCGCCGTTATGGTGGCCGCAAATTGGAACGTCCAGAGTCCGAAATGCGTCGTGATCGCCGTCCACTAAAGAACCTAAAGAAGGCGTGGGAATCACATTTAGAAGATTGGGATGAATGTGATGATTTCTTTGAAAAATAAGAACTACTAAATAGTCATGTAGGTCGCGGTTGGGGAACCCACCTACTCTAATGCTTTAGAGGAGCACCAGCATGACTATTTATCCATCCAATTTCTATATCTATGCCTATTTAAGGCCTGATGGTTCACCTTACTATATTGGTAAGGGTAAGAACAAAAGGGCCTGGCAAAAGTATAAGCACGACATAATAACAAGACCCAAAGATAATAAAAATATTGTTATTATGGAATCCAATCTAACAGAACTTGGTGCGTTTGCCTTAGAAAGATTTTATATTCGTTGGTATGGTCGTAAGGATATAGGAACAGGTATTCTACGTAATAGAACAGATGGTGGTGAAGGAACTTGTGGATTTACCCACACAGAAGAATCAAAACAAAATCTAAGTATTCATTTCAAAGGAAAACCTCGTTCACAATCAACAATAAACAAAATCAAAAAAGCAAGGGCAAAACAAATAAAAGGACCGACCTCGGAAGAAACAAAGAAAAAATTGAGTGATGCCCTAAAAGGAAAATCTAAAACTCCTGAACACCGGGCCAATATAAGTGCCGGTCGTAAAAGATTGTAAACAGAACTGATTGTAAACAGAGGTATGTAAACGGCGGCCAGGGTGTGACATCCTGTCGCAGTCGTTTACATACCTTTTTTATTGACTTTTCCGTTCCTTAGTGCTATTATACGTCCATGATGAAAACACAAAAACGGAAATCACGGTCTGATCGTAAACACCTTGTTTACAGTCTGTCTGTAAACGGACAGGAATATATTGGTGTGACCTATGTCGAACGGTCGGCTTTTAAGAAATCCTTAATCAGAAGGTGGCAGAAACATGTCCGACGGGCC